GATGGAATGAATAATTATGAAAGATATAACACCCGAGGGATCAGTAGTACCAATCTATTTAGATCCAATTCCAAAAGAACAAATGGCGCAAGATGCGTTAGATGAACTCGAAAGACAAAAAGAAATTAAAGCTAAGGCCACTGCCAAAGCTGCTTTACTTGATCGCCTCGGTATCACGGCCGATGAGGCAATTTTACTAATTTCATAATGCTAAAGAGTTATAACGGCTACCCGGCCTCGAAAGATCCGGACGAGATAAAGATAAAGTGCTACCCGGTCAAGGGTACGGATCGTAAGCTAAGGTGTGCCGAGAGTGTGGGCCCACTCTTGGCCGCCTTTGCTGCAGACTTTCACGAGCTGATCGAGCCGATCGACGAGGGAACTTTTGACGATTGGGCTTACGCCTTTCGTATGGTGCGAGGTACTACCGATAAATTATCCTGCCACTCATCCGGTACTGCAATCGACCTTAACGCCACTAAGCACCCTCTGGGTAAAGTCGGCACGTTTCCAGCTGAGAAGGTGCCTATGATCCGGGCACTCTCTAAAAAGTACGGGCTAAAATGGGGCGGCGATTTTAAGAGCCGAGCCGATGAGATGCACTGGGAGGTAGAAGTATCACCCGTCAAGGCTAAAGCCTTAATAGAGAGTTTAGGTTTATAGTTAGACAAATCCTTAAGGGCACTAAGGAGTAACACAATGAAAGAGCAATTAATCGCTGCCGGTAAGTCCTACCTACGCTCAGCTGCAGCTTGCGTAGGAGCTCTATATCTATCCGGTATTACTGATCCAAAAGTATTAGCTAATGCGTTTATCGCAGGACTAATCGGGCCATTACTTAAGGCTATCCAACCGTCGGAGAAGCAGTTAGGCGTAGGCGCTAAGTAATGGAAGAGGCTCAGCTCGTAGTTGGTATAGCTTTGGGGAGCTTTACTATTTTGGGGCTAGGAGCTGGGCTTATCCGACACTTTGTCAAGTATTACCTATCCGAGCTTAAGCCAGACGGTAACGGCGGCCATAACCTACGCGGTCGGATCGACCATATCGAGGTACGGCAGGAGCGTATGGATGCCAAGATCGACAAGATTTACGAAATATTGCTAGAGACACGCCTCGCTAAATAGTTGCCTTATGTCAGCCGATGGGCTCATACTGATACTACACACGCCGAGAGGGCTACTCGGGTAGTAGCCTAATCGGCCTTAACAAAGGGCGATCTATGAACAGTGCAGACTTTTTAATAATCTTTACAATAACGGGCATTATGGCAGCGTTTATTAAAGCTGCTTATATCCTCGGATACCGACAAGGCCACGGCGAGGGCTACTTAAGAGGCCGCTCAATAGCCCAGGCACTCAAAGAAAAGAACCTAATCTAATGGGGTTTTTAGATAACTACGAGGATGTTAATAGTCGTATTAAGCGTTTTAGAATTGAGTTTCCATCCGGGCGCTTAGTCGCCTTTATCGAGGATATCAACCTAGAAAAGGGTACGATCCTTGTACGAGCTGAGGCTTATCGTGAGTACGAGGATGCAGTACCGAGCGCGGTCGATTACGCGTACGGTAACGTAGCGACACTCCCTCAAAATATGCGTAAATGGTTTATCGAGGACTGCATTACAAGCGCCTACGGTAGAGTTATCGGCTTACTAACGCCTAGCGATTTTGGCAGGCCCACAGTACAAGATATGCAAAAGGTAGAGACTGCTCATACTGAGGCTGATCCGTGGGCTACTCACGCAGCTAATGAGGGCATACCTACTATGGCTACTGCTATCGCTGAGATCCAACAAGGTTTAGGCGGTGAGTTACCGGGCGAGCCTCCTCGATGCGTACACGGTACGAGAGTGTGGGCTCAGGGTACAAGCGCTAAGAACGGTAAAGACTGGGCCGCGTGGCGTTGCACTCAAAATAACAAGAACACTCAATGCGACCCTATCTGGCAAGTATTGGGAAGTGATGGAAAATGGAAAAACCAAGAATGACCGAGCAGGGGCTCTTTGACTATATCAAGGAGACATACCTCGAGGACTTACAAAAGTCCGAGCACACTTACGAGTATATAGATGCTACGAGCTACGGTTATAGGCTCTCGATCGAGCTTAAATGCCGGCATACTCATTATGACGAGCTCATACTCGAAAAGAATAAATACGAGTCATTAATGCAACAGGCTAACGCTCTAGGGTTTACGCCTTTCTACATTAACTCAACGCCTCAGGGCATATATGCGTTCAACCTACGCAAAATTACGGTTACTTGGAAAACTAAGCGCTTACCGTCGAGCACCGTAGATAACGGGCCAGCGGTCGATAAAGAGGTAGCGCTCCTACACATAGATAAGGCGGTAAAGCTTTAATGGGAGAAATGACGTTTATTAAGCAGGGTATCGCTACGACGATCCACGATAACGGCGATGTAACAAGTAAGGTAGCGATCGAGTGCGACGGGTGCCATAAGCAGTGCAGCCCGGATAATGGCCTCACGGTCACTAATACCGGTAACGAGGTCATATTATGGTTATGCGAAGTATGTAAGCTATGACTATCTATAAATACGAGTGTAGACCGTGTAAAAAGGTCACAGATCAGATCGAACGGATAATTACGGATAACCTACCGCCATATGTTAAAACCCTGCAGTGCACCAAGTGTGGGGTAATCGGCGTATGTATGGTCGAGGAGCCCAGCGATGCCAACCTATGAATATGAGTGCATCAGCTGCAATATTCGGTATGAGACTAATCAGCCAATAGGCGAAAACGTAGCGCCTTTATGCTGCAACTTAACTATGAGGCAGGTTTACAGTGTGCCGGGCGTGAGTTTTAAGGGCACTGGATGGGGTCATCAATGAGCGAGCACTTATACCGCTGCGTTATTTGTGGAGTCACTAAAACTATAACCGTAGGTAAGTTTGCCTTTTATGCAATTCCACACTGCAAAAGGTGTGTAACGAGTATGCACTTGGTGCCGTCAGGGGCTCAGCCATATCGGATAGATGAGCCTGATTATGAGTAATAGTTATCCACAGGAGTTATCCACAGGCAGTCAGAAGGTGTGGATGACACGCAGGGAATACGCTCAAGTTATGCACATATTTGCCAATGTACTTGACAAAGGATTACGCTCTACACTCGCAGGCGAGCCGCTGAGGCGGATAGCTCGCAGGCGATGTATAGCGTTGGTGGCCGTTCTATTGCTATTTGTTAATAGCCATCAGGCAGTAGCGGTAAGTACTGCAAGAGATGTTAATAATTACAAGCTCTATGCACATATAAAGTTACATAATGCTAATGAGTATCAATGCCTCGTATATCTCTGGAATCGTGAGAGTAATTGGAATCCTCGAGCAGATAACCCTAAGAGCACTGCATATGGAATACCGCAGTTGCTCAAACTAAAGGCTAGAGATCCATACATCCAGATAGACTTAGGACTTAAGTACATTAAGCATAGGTACGGTACGGTATGTAAAGCGTGGTCACATCATAAGAGGACTGGTCATTACTAATGGTTAGAGGTAGGCAGGATCCTCGAGTAAGCAAAGACTACAAAAAGATACGGCTGATAGTCCTAGCTCGAGATGGTTACGTCTGCTACTACTGCGGACAAGATGCTAATACCGTCGATCATATAGTCAGCATCAAAAATGGGGGCGATCCGGTCAATCCTGAGAACCTAATAGCCTGCTGCAAGCGATGCAATAGCGCTAAAGGATCACGCTCACAGGGCGTTTTTTTAGCACGCGTTTCTACCCCCCCTGCCTTTACGATCCATACCTCCCCGATAACCACTGGTACAGTCCCTAATGGTCCCTGCGTGGGCCAAACTGAGCAGAACTGATAGGGATATGACCGAAACCAAAACTCCTCGCTATGGGGCTACTGAGCCTCGTTTACATAGTCCGTACCTTAAGGGCCCTAACCGCGGCGATGAGATCGCTCAGCTTGCAGACTCAATCGGCCTACCGCTTTTGCCGTGGCAAGATTTTGTAATTCGAGATATGACGAGCGTAGATGCAGATAATCTCTTTATCCGTAAGACAAACCTCGTGCTCTGCGCTAGGCAACAGGGAAAAACTCACCTCGCGCGTATGATGATGCTCGGCCATATGTTTTTATTCGATAGTCCTAATATCCTGATTATGAGCTCTAACCGGTCAATGGCTTTAGATACCTTTAGGCAAGTCTGCTACGCGATCGAGGGCTCAGCTGATCTAAGCAGGCAGGTTAAACAGATCCGGTACGCCAATGGCACCGAGTCGATCGAGCTTAAAAACGGGCACCGGTTAGACGTAGTTGCAGCGACTCGCGACGGCGCAAGAGGCAGGTCCGCCAGTTTGTTATACGTCGATGAGGCACGCGAGATATCGGAGGAGGGCTACCGTGCAGCTACTCCTACTACTCGAGCTAAACCTAATGCTCAGACACTTATAACCTCAAATGCCGGAGATAGTTTTAGCACGGTGCTTAATGATCTTGTCGAGCGCGCGAGAAGTACGCCGCCTAAGTCTTTTGGTTACTACGAGTACTCAGCTCCTCCTTTTGCCAAGATTACAGATAGGGCCGCGTGGGCTATGGCTAACCCGGCGCTTGGTTATACCGTGACTATGGAGGCTCTCGAGGAGGCAGTAGCTACTCAGCCAATAGAGACCACAAAAACCGAGCTACTTTGTCAATGGGTCAGCAGTAGCCAATCACCTTGGCCGCATATGTCAGTAGAGGAGTCAGGCGATAAAGACCTCAAGCTTGTACCCGGGCCTCTTACTATTTTTGCTTTTGATGTAGCTCCGAGCCGTAGAGACGGGTCGCTTGTAATGGGCCAGATGCTCGAGGATGGTCGGATAGGCGTAGCGGTCCTTGAGGTATTTCACTCGGACGTATCTATAGATGAGCTCTTTGTAGCTAATGCGATCGCTAAATGGGCAAAAATCTACTATCCGCGGCAAGTTGCTTACGATAAATATACGACCGCCTCTATAGCTAAAAGGCTTGAGGTAAACGGTATACAGATCCTCGACATATCCGGCACAAAAGGATACCAAGCCTCAGGGGATCTCTATGAAGCTCTCTCTAATAAAAGGCTTGTGCACTCGGGCCAAGATGAGCTCGTTACCTCTATGGCTAACTGCGCAGCTAAAGAAAGCGATGCGAGCTGGCGTATCGTAAGAAGGAAATCCGCGGGACCGGTCGATATTGCAATCGGCTTAAGTATGGTCGTACACGTACTTACGCAGCCTTTAGGTGAGGCTAAAGTATACGTTTAGACACGCGACACAAAGCCGTATTTATGCTTGACAGTATGGGAAAATGGAGACTATGGGACTATTACAAACTCTAGGCTTTAAGTCAGCTGAAAAGCAGACCGTAGAGGCTCAGTATGCCCCGGCCGTTATGGATACTACATACGGCTACGGATCGTTTAATACTAACTCCGCTTTTGGATATAACGGCGTAGGTATAGATCGTAATTTTGCTTTACAAGTTGCTAGCGTTGCACGTTGCCGTAACTTAGTCGCTGGAGTTATCTCCTCGATCGACCTTGCACTTTATAAAAAATCTAGCGGCGAAAAGTTAGGCTCTCCGGTATGGCTTGAGCAACCGGATCAGCGCCAACCTCGTAGCGTTACTATTTCTGCAACCGTAGATAGTCTTATGTTTTATGCAGTGGCATATTGGCGCGTTACTTCTTTGTATGCCGATGATGGACGGCCTAGCGGCTTTGAGTGGGTTGCTAATAATCGCGTTACTTACACTACTAACCAATACGGTACTGAGGTTAAAGATTATTTTATAGATGGTCAGCTTGTACCGATGGGCGGTATCGGATCGCTTGTTACTTTTCAATCTTTACTGCCTGGAGTATTGCAATCTGCAGGTACAACTATTAAAGCGGCGTGGGATATACAAAGAGCGAGCGCGGTATCTGCCGCTACTCCAATGGCTACTACAATCTTAAAAAATAACGGTGCTGATCTACCCGAGACACAGATACAAGGCATCCTCGCCGGATGGAACTCTGCGCGTAAAAATCGTAGTACCGCATATTTAACTTCTACTCTCAGTGCAGAAAATATCGGCTTTAGCCCTAAAGATATGATGTACACGGAAGCGAGCCAATATCTCGCCACCGAAATCAGTCGCGCTATGAACGTGCCAAGCTATTTAATTAGCGCGGATATGAATAACTCAATGACGTATCAAAATATATTAGATGGTCGTAAAGAGTTTGTCGCTTATTCTTTGCAGCCTTATATCTCAGCTATTGAGGACAGGCTCAGTATGAATGACATAACAAATAGCTCAAATCAGGTGCGCTTTGCGATAGACGACACGTTTTTACGTAGCGATGCAAAAGAGCGTTTAGAAATTATCGAAAAAATGATTAGCCTCGATTTAATCGACGTAGACCAAGCTCGACAAATGGAACAACTCACACCGCTAGGAGATGCAAGTGCTACTAACGTTTAGCCAAGAGATCCAATCTGCAGATACAGAGCGCCGTATCGTATCTGGCCTTGTTGCACCGTATGGAGAAGTCGGACATACAAGCGCGGGACCGGTCGTATTCGAGCGCGGCTCAATCGCTATTCCCGATGCCGGTAAAATTAAATTACTATCGCAGCATCAACAAGATAAACCGGTAGGTCGAGCTATCAGCTTTAGCGACTCTACCGCTGGCGTTTATGGTTCCTTTCGTTTGAGTATGAGCTCCCGTGGACAGGATGCTTTACTCCTTGCGCAGGAAAATCTCGTATCTGGCTTATCCGTAGGGGTGGATGTAACTGCCTCTAAGCCGATGGGTGATTACTTGCTCGTCACTGCGGCCGTCCTAAAAGAGGTATCACTTGTCGAGAGTGCAGCCTTTTCTAGTGCCTCAGTCGATGAAATTATGGCGGCACGTGCAGAGTTAGAAGCTGCAACAAGTACAAAAGAAAAAACTACTACTATTTCTACGACTATCGTAGAGATCGAAACAGAAACCGAAAGCGAGGGAGCTATGACTACAGCCCCAGAAAACACACCGGAGGAGACTCCAGTAGATACACCGGTCGAGGCTGAAAAGGTCGAGGCTGCTCGTAAAATCATCCGTCCATCAGTAACAGACTCTCAGCGAGTCCGTACTCCTATCGTCTCTATGGCTACATATACAGAGCACAAAATCAAAGCTGCACTAGGTAGCGATGAATCAAAGCTCTACGTAACCGCAGCCGATGATTTTGGTGGAAACCCTGCGTTTAATCCGACTCAGTACCTCCAAGAGTTTGTAACTAACACTCGTTTTGGTACACCTGCTATCGACGCTTGTTCTCAAGGGGTCCTACCGGCTCAGGGTATGACGATAAATGTGCCCTCATTGGTCACGGCAGCTGGCGGCGGTACAGGCGTAGCGCCAACCGTTACAGTAGAGGCAGAAAACGGCGCAGTATCTAATACAGATATGCAGAGCGCGTACTTAACTGGCACAGTACAGAAGTATTCCGGTATGGGTACGATTTCAATCGAACTCCTCGAGAGAAGCGATCCAAACTTCTATGCGGAATTGACACAGCAGTTACAGAACGCATACCTAACTACTATCGACACAGCCGTAGTAAATGCACTACTAACAGCTAGTACAGGTTCCACACCTACAACAGCTGATAGCGATGGAGTTATTGCTTTTACTTCACAAGCTGCAGCAGCTATTTACAAAAACACAGGTTATTTCGCGCAAAACTACGTAGGTAATGCCGCACAGTGGCAGCTACTTATGGGCGCGACAGATACCACAAAGCGACCAATCTATAACGCTATTCAGCCAATGAACGCTGCCGGACAGGTAGGCCCACAGTCTATTCGCGGTAACGTACTAGGACTTGATCTCTACGTAGACAAGAACTTTACAGAGACCACAGTGGATGATTCGTCAGCTCTAATTTTGGCACCTGAGGCTTTCACGGTTTACCGTAGCCCACAGGCTTATATGAGCGTAAACGTAGTATCTAACCTACAAGTACAGGTAGCGATCTACGGCTTTATGGCAACTATCGCAAAAATGCCTAACGGTATCGTTAGATACTTGAAGGCATAAGCAAAAAACCTAATAGTCGGTAGGGCTCTTAGCCCTTTGAGCCCTACCGGCCTCTTTTAAGATTGGAGTAGAGATGCCAGCGACTTACGTCACCGAGGCCGAGCTCAGAGCAAATTTGGGAATTGAGAATTTGTACTCGAGCGATATCGTTGAGACCTGCTGCCAGACTGCTCAGGATCTACTCAATCAGTTTTTATGGTTTGCATCAGCTCCAGTAGTGGGCGTAACGCTACAAAATAACGTAGCTACTGCGATGGTTGCTAACCCTATGATCTTTACTACGGGCCAGAGCGTAACCTTGAGTGGGTGCGGCTCAACCTTTAACGGCACTTACACGATCACCGGTACGATCCCTTGGAGCGCTGGCACCTCGTCGCAGCTGCCCTCTATCGTATGGAATAACACGTATTTTAATTGGCCTAACGGCTATAGCTTTATCCAATTCGCCAAGACCGCGGCTAACGTCAATTTTCAGCGCGTACTACCTTATGGCTCGGCCGTAGGAGCAGATACTAAAACTAACTCATACGCTACGACTCCGGCTATCCGTGAGGCAGCGATGATCCTTGCAGTAGATATTTTCCAAGCGAGACAGGTTAGTCAGACTGGCGGCGTAACGATCGACGGCTTTAGTCCTAGCCCTTACCGTATGGGTAATTCTATGATCGGCAAAATTAGAGGCCTCATATCTGGGTATCAAAATCCTAATAGTATGGTGGGCTAGAGATGCCTGCCGCTATTACTACCCTACGAGCTAGTCTCGCTACCGCTTTAGCTAACGCGAGCGCGTGGAATACCTATAGTTTTCCACCGCCTACGATCACGGCTAATAGCGTTATCGTAGCCCCGGCAGATCCTTACATAACTCCTAATAATAATACTTATAAAACTATCTCGCCTTTAGCGAACTTAAAAATAATTATGACGGTGCCTATGTTCGATAATCAAGGCAACCTAAACGGTATAGAGACTTTAGCGGTAGCAGTATTTAATAAACTAGCCGCCTCAACTATCGTAATGAACGTTGGCAGTATGTCGGCTCCTACAGTACTCAGCGTACAAAGTGGGGATCTACTTACGGCTAGCTTTGACATATCCGTACTAACGAGCTGGAGCTAACAAATGGCATATACAGAGGATGATCTAAAGTTTTTGCGAAAAATCGGGCAGATCGTAGACGAGTCTGCACTGGTTAAAGTAGCAAAAGAAAAACCAACACCAACTACAGAGAGCGAGGAATAGGCAAATGGCCATATTCTTAAGTAATGGAGTGGTCGTAACCCTTAACTCGGTAGACCTCTCAGATCACGTAACAAGTGCAACCATTAACCGAGTATTCGAGGAGCTCGAAGTTACCGCTATGGGCGACAATGCTCGCAAATATGCTAAGGGACTTGAGACCTCTACGATTACTCTCGATTTTCTTAATGATAATGCGGCAAGCGGTCAAGGCGCGGTAAGAGCTGCACTGCAGGCGGCGTGGGGTACTACGGTCCCTATCACACTTAAGCAAGGTAGCGGCGCTATTTCTACTACCAATCCTGAATACCAGAGCACAATTTTGGTAAACAACACTACAGATATCAACGGCGCAGTCGGAGATATCTCGACTCAGTCAATTACGTTTACTTGTAACTCAGTAATCGTAGTAGACGTGACTCCATAACCAACTAACAAAGGGGCAACAAATGGCACGACTCAAAATAACAAGGGCTAACGGGGACGTAACCGAGCATCAAATTACGCCGCGTATCGAGTGGGCCTTTGAGCAGTACGCAAAGCAGGGATTTCACAAAGCGTTTAGAATTGAAGAACGTCAGACTGATCTCTACTGGATTGCTTGGGAATGTATTAGAAGCAGCGGCGAAACCGTTAAAAGTTTTGGACCGGAGTTTTTGGATACATTAGTTAAGGTCGAGGTCCTAGACGACGAACCTTTAGGCTAGGGCGGGACTCTTTAACTTATCAGGTGGCGCAGCTATCTATTAGGTTAGGGATCCCGCCTCAGTCAGTCCTCGATCTTGATACAGAAATGTACAAGATGCTTATACAAGTGTTAAACGATCAAGCTAAGGAGGCCGAGCGAAGTGTCAATAGAAGTAAGAGGCGCTAAGGCCACTATAAAAGCCATCCGTAAAGTCGATCCTGAGTTGCTTAAAGAGATGAACGCAGAGATAAAAGCAGTAATGATTCCTATTAGGGATAAAGCTCGAGGATACGCTCCCTCACCTCAGCCGGATAACCTTTACGGCTGGAATGAAAACACCGTAGGCAAAACCATTACGGCCCGTAACTCAGCCTTTAGAACTTTTAACGCTGAGGGCCGAGTACGCCTATTTCCGCTTTATGATTATGAGACTGTTAAAAAAGGTATTTACTATAAGGCTGGCGGTAGCGATAAAAACCGTAACGGCTGGCGAGCTCTTTACTTTGTAGCTAATAAGTCTGCAGCTGGCGCGATCTATGAGACCGCTGGCCGGGCCGAGACTACCTCTCGCAAGGGCTACCGATCTAATAACCCGGGCGCTGGAGATCACTTTGTAAGCCGTATGGGTCCTCTCTATGGCGATAAGCGCGAGGAGCGCGGCCGTATGATTTTTAGAGCGTGGGCCGAGGATCAAGGCAAGGCGCAGGATGCAGTAGTAAGAGCTATCCAAAATACGATAAACGCCTTTAACCAAGGCCGATATACAAAGGCGGCATAATGGTAAACAAACTGCCTAGTATGGTCGTAAGTGCCGTTACTACTTTTGACGGTAAAGCCCTAACTAAGGGCTCAAAACAAATTTCCGCTTTTGAGAAAAGCGCCAAAAGAGCTGGAGCGAGTTTAGCTGCTGCTTTCAGTGCTCAAGCAATAACAAAATTTGGAAAAGATTCAGTTAAGGCTTTTATTGCCGACGAAAAGGCAGCGAGCCAATTAGCCCAGTCCGTAAAAAATCTAGGGCTTGCTTTTGAGACTCCACGTATAGAGCGTTTTATATCGGAGTTATCCGCTGCCTCAGGCGTGACCGACGATGTGCTTAGGCCGTCGATGCAGAGACTATTGCAGACCACGGGCTCACTTACTAAATCTCAAGAATTACTTACTCAAGCGCTGGACATAAGCCGCGGCAGTGGGGTCGAATACGGCACCGTAGTATCCGATCTATCAGCGGCATACGTGGGCAACGTCAAGGGCCTTAAAAAATATACTTTAGGACTTACTAACGCTGAGCTCCAGACTATGAGCTTTGCAGCTATCCAAGAAAAATTAACTAAACAATTTACCGGAGCTAACGCTGCTTACCTTGCTACTTACGCTGGCCAATTAGAACTACTTAACACGGCGGCGGGCGAGGCCAAGGAGACAATCGGTAAAGGGCTTGTAGATGCGCTGCAGCTGCTAGCTGGTGAAGGTAACACGGTCCAACCTTTAGCTGAGTCTATGGCAGATTTTGGTACGTATACAGGCGATGCGATCGTAGGCGTAGCGGTACTGATCGACAAGCTAAACAAGCTGCCGGGTATAGGAAATCAAAACGTCGTAACTAAAGGCGCGTTTTTTGCTTTTCCTACTTTAGGATCTTTGAGTATTCTTAAAAAAGGTCTTGATTATGTAAGTAAAACTGGAGCCGAATACTCCAAACTAAACACTCCAGTAACTCAAGGTTATCTAGGATCTATGCCAGTGGGTATTTACCCTACGGCGGCTGAGGAGGCTAAGCGTAAGAAGGCTGCTGATGATGCGGCTAAACGAGAGAAAGCCCTAGCAGCTGAAAAGTTAAAAACCGCTAAATTAGATAAACAAAAGATAGCGCTAAATAAAGCCGCTGCCGTATTCGATAGTACCCGTATCTCAATCGCTGCAGCTTTACAGTCCACTTATGACAAAGAGACAAAGCTACGCCTCGAGGCTTTAATGCTGATCGAGGAGGACAAGGGCGATGCAGCTCTTAAAAAGATTGGCGAGCTTGCAGCCTTTCAGAAAAACGCAGATATGCAACGCCTAGCAGGCGTAGAGACAATTAGTAACGCTACTCTCGGATCTCTTAATACTCAGCTCCTCACAGAGCTTAAGGTGATTAACTCGAGCAAGATGGCCGAGGGCGATAAAGAGCTTGCACGTGAGGAGGCGTTTAAGAAATATAACGCTGCGATAACGGCTTCCGGTACGCTAATGGCTAAGGAGTCCTATAACGAGCGAGTACAGATCCAACTTACAGAGATAGCCCGTTTAGCTGCTATCAGCAAAACCTATAACGCAGCTGCTACCGCTAACCTATTGCTTGAGTCTGCCGAGCTTTCAATGATCGACCGCGTAGCCATAGCTCAAAAGGCGGCAGACGATCAGCGCTTAGCAGCTCTTAGGGAATATCAAAACGCATTAAATGGTACTGGCGGTGCAGGAGGAGGAGGCGGCGGTATGGCTCGCTCAATGACCTTTATTGAAAACGGACCTCTTGGCGGTTTAGCTGCAGGCGTTATCGCGGGCGTATTACCGACTATATCTCAAATGCCTACGCTTACAGAGCCCTCACCTAATTACGGATATAACCCTACTATGGGCTTTCCCGGTCAGAGCGTAGAGGTAACGATTAACGCTGGCGTAGGTGATCCAGAGGCAATCGCTAGAGCCGTAGAGGATCTACTTAACCAATCAAGCTATAGAGGCACGTCGGTAAACCGAGGATCGGGTAACTACATACTATGAGCACTTGGTTACCTGAATGGAGGATTACGGTAGGTACGACCGTTTACGATAACGTCCTAGCCGTCAATCTTGCTACGGGCCGCGATGACATAGATTTACAATGCAACGCAGGCTACGCACGTATGGAAATTATTAACCTCGATAACTCAGCGTTTGATATTGACGTGACCGATGCCCTTACCCTTGAGCTTAAGAATAGCGCGGGCACTTACGTACCGGTTTTTGGCGGTGAGGTGTCAGATTTTGGTATCTCGGTGCGCTCACCTGAGGACGTAGGCTTTATAACGATCGGTAATATATTGGCCGTAGGATCATTAGCCAAGCTTACTAAAGCCCTTTTCCCCGATGCCTTGGCCAAGGATGAGGACGGCAATCAAATCTACGACATACTTAACGAGCTGCTAATTAACTCGTGGTTTGAGGTAGCTCCTGCCCTACAGTGGTTTAACTATGACCCTACGACTACGTGGGCCAATGCTGAAAACGTAGGGCTAGGCGAGATAGATCAGCCGGGCCTTTACGAGATGATCGCTCGATCAGCTGATCCGGCTATCAGCTATAACCTCTGCGCTCAGATAGCACAAAGTGCACAAGGCCAGATATACGAGGATAAAGCCGGGCGAGTCTGCTACGCCGATACGGACCATCGTACCGCTTATCTCTCAGCTAATGGCTATACCAATTTATCAGCCAATTACGCTATACCGTCTACGGTTAAATCTATCCTGCAGATAGGCAAGATCCGTAATTCTTTAGTATTTAATTATGGCAATAATTACAATAGCCAAGCCACGGCCCTAGATGCAGACTCAATCGCTAACTACGGCCGCTATCAACGCAGCGTTACGACTAACCTCCATAACCTAGCCGATGTAAATACCCTTATGACTCGTGAGCTAGGGCTCAGAGCTATCCCTAGAGAGCAACTGCAAAGCATTACTTTTAGGCTCGATAATTCAGAGCTACCCGATGTTGAGCGAGATAAGCTCATAAATGCCTTTTTTGGTGAACCGGTCATAATTAACGATCTACCTATTAATATGTTTAACGGCTCTTTTAATGGCTTTGTAGAGGGGTACGCTATTAAGGCTACTCCCGGTTATGTCGATCTAACCCTTACACTAAGCCCTACAGATTTCTCACTTGTCGCGCCACAGTGGGACACAGTAAGCCCATCATCCCTAATCTGGACGGGCGTAAATGCTACGCTTATCTGGGAAAACGCTTTTGGAGGATTAACCTAATGGCAACAGTCACACCTAACTTTAACTGGCCCGTACCTACGTCTACCGACCTTGTAAAAGATGGCGCTACTGCAATCGAGGCTTTAGGCGATTCTATAGATGCCTCGCTTGTCGATCTTAAAGGCGGTACTAGCGGTCAAGTACTAGCTAAAAATTCTAATACCGATATGGACTTTATCTGGGTTACCGATGCTGCAGGAGACATTACAGGCGTTACTGCAGGCGTAGGTATCTCAGGCGGTGGCACTAGCGGCACCGTAACAGTTACTAACTCAATGGCTACTGCGATAGATGCTAAAGGTGATCTAGTTGCCGGTACTGGCGCTGATACTTTTGCTCGCCTTGCAGTCGGTACGAATAATCAAGTATTGGTAGCTGACTCAGCTGCAACAACAGGCTTAAAATGGGCGACCCCTGCTACTGGTTCACGAGGACTAAACGAAGTTATACCTAGCTCCGTTGCGGTCGGCTCAGGAACGGCAACAGTAGGTACAAATGGCAAAGTAAGTTTTACTAGCGTTGGCACTAATTTATCTATAAATGGATGTTTTAGTTCTACTTATACAAATTACAAAGTTGTAATGGATTTCGACGATACGGGCGCGAATGGTACAAATATGAGATTAAGAGCAGGTGGAACGGATAATACGACTGCTAGTTCCTACGTTTCACAATCTTTACAGGCTCAAAACTCAACAGTGAGCACTACAAGAGTGACACTAAATTACTGGAGTGATCCTTTTTTTGGTAGCGCAACCGCCACAAATGCAGTCGAAATAAATTTCTATCGACCATTCGATGCCGACACTACTGCCTTTACGACTCTGGCAGTTTGCGCAGCCGGTGGCGGTATTCTCTTTACAGCAGCAGGAACACATAACCAAAATACAAGTTATGACGGATTTACAGTCACAATTGGATCGACCGACACTCTTACCGGCGCACTTCGAGTATATGGATGGAATGAATAATTATGAAAGATATAACACCCGAGGGATCAGTAGTACCAATCTATTTAGATCCAATTCCAAAAGAACAAATGGCGCAAGATGCGTTAGATGAACTCGAAAGACAAAAAGA